ACCGACGTACCCACCAATAAAGGGGCACTAAGCGTCGTTCCAAAACTGAAGTATTCGCCCATTGATCGCCACAAATAGAGCTTCAAATTTGTTGAAGGTCCATTGATTTTGATCAACATGCGATGAGGTATTGGAGCTAGTTGACCACTATTTCTAGTGTCTCCTAGAATCGTTTTGTTATTCCTATTGTAGTAAGGAACAGTAAACTCTCCCATACCCTCAATTCCTGAGAACATCACAAAGTGACTCGATACCAAGGAAGGTACAGCCGGGGGACTATTCAAATTGTAATTGCTTAACAAATAAACGTCTATTGGTCCATGATAGACGGTATGGTCGTTCGTGTTTTTGATGACGAACTTGTATCTGATCTCACCGTTGTAAAAACGATAGAGAGGTGCGACCATTGATAGGTAATCAACGACCTGGCCATCACTACCGTCAAACCCGTGTGGGTCAAACATCGCATATGAACCGCCACCCAAGCTCTGGGTGTTGGTCATAGCTATTTCCTTGTATGAAGTGTATCTTTTGCACAATTGTCTAAATGACACGATACTCTCTCCGACAGTTGTCGAAACTGGGTCATCTGATATGACTGTTTCACCTGTAATTTTTTCAAAGTATGGCCTTGATATGGCTTCTTCTTTACCTATTTGCTGTTCCCAAGTTCTTTGGAACGAATTTTCTTCAAATACGTAATATTCCTTGAAAAGTGTCAGAGGTTTTTCGTGTACTGAGTACACTATCATAGTATATTTCAAATCTTCATGCGAAACTTTGACTTTCAATTCCTCTACAGTTGCCTGTTTAAAACCACTAAGATTGAACAAAATTTTCTTTCCAAGATGTATGGCAGTATAGCCTTCTTTGACTGGATGATAAACACCATCCAAATACATCCACATTTGTCCAATTGTTCCCGTGAGTTTTACTACAGTGGCTGGCACCGAGCTTACTGTTGTAGCTTCGGTAACCCTTTCTGTTGCGGTCACTGATGTTGTTTTCATTGTTGTTTGTTGCTGCACTACAGCTGCTGGCCAAACCAACATAGGTTGTAATATGTACTGTAGAAGTCCATATTGTATCTCAGCAGAATAATTTTCTGTATTGTAGTGCACTGTGAAATGTTGTATTGTTCTTTCAACAGATAATGATGTTATCACGACTCCTAGTGAATCTCTCAATCCATTAGGTAAATCTGTGATATTATAAGTTGTCTCAACACCCAAATCCACAGATATGGTTCGCCATGGAATTGACAAAGCTGCAACTAGTCCATCCATGTTAACTATCAGTGATCCTCTCTTCATTCCTGAATCTGCCGTTATTGGTTTCACATAATAATTTCCAATACGTGGATTTTTTGGAATAGACAAAGCGAAATCTTCACCAGCGAAACACTCGACCAACACATTCACACTGTTGGAAGCGGCTGAAGCCACCACCAACTTGTTCAACACATAGACACCCACAAAACCAATACTACTTTTAAAATTTGTATCATTCTGCGAGACATTCAACCACTCAATAGGCTGGATATATGGTATTCCAATCAACGATTCATGAGTCTCTCTGATATCCCAAATCACTTGGTAATTTTTCATACTTACGTAATCATAAACATCAGGGGGCTCCTCCTCTGTGTTGAAATACACTATAGCCAACCGCATCGAATGAAAGATCGTCTTAGCCATTTTAAAATTCAACATAAGGGACCCTCTCCATTGTTCAAACATACACGCAACAAATCCTAGATTTGTTGTTTCGTAAGTTATTGATGAACCAATATTTCTTTGAACACTAGTCATTACGACTGGGTTCAATTCTTGTTTAAATACTAAAGCATCATTCTCTGTGCTAGTTGAAATACTGAATTCATTAATGTACTGGGGTACCCTACATAGTGATTGAAATGACATCTCATCCATTTTTGTTCCAAACAAATCTTTCGTCACATCTGTTGCATTAAGAGCACTCAAACCCATTTGATTCGAGTTTTCAGGGTAGTCATAGTTGTTCATACCAGTAACAAGTTTAGGTCTTGTTATAGTTGGCACCTGACTAGTCAATGGTTTTGACCAACCAAATGCCGATGCCACATTGCCAACCAGTGAAGCTATTGCACCCACCGGTTTTGCAAATTGACCTATAAACGGTA